TGTTTTCATATTTATTTTTCATATCTCCTCTTCTATGCCCTGCTAGTTCTATCACATATTTATCGTCATCTGAAAGTGGTTTAATTATCATCTCTCTTTCTTGTTTCTGAAATTTCATTTTTTTGATTCGATTTTTCATTGCAGCTTTTGCCATTTTTGATTTTCCTTTTTTGGTTTTCAGATTATTTTTATGGGGCGTATTTTTTGGGATATGTCCCTCCTTGTGTGTTATAGGTTGGGGTAAAAATCTTCAAGTTTATCTATATAGATGGCTGACTTTTTTGGTTTAGGTTCAAAATTATCTTCTGGACCATCTAGTGTTTCTTCTAATGAATCCTTTACGAGAGTCATATATGTTTTATGCTTCTGATCAGCAAAATCAAAATCATGTCTAAGTCTTTTCACAAAAAACATACCTTTATAAAATCTATCGTTTTTATTATTTTTATTGTTTTTAAATACTGTTATAGTTGGAATATCTAATTTTACAATATCACCAGCACTCACAACAGTATTACCATGAGTTAATATCTGTATAATTAATCCATTATCCAATTGCATGAGTTGTGAGGTTCTAGATTGTAACCAATCTTGTGCATTTGGTGGTGAAAATGGTGAAGTATTATTTTCAGTGGTATGATAAGCATCTACTGTACCATTTTGTGATACAGGTGTTACAAATGTCCTTGCTGGAAAATCTTGAATTGTTCTACCTTTATCATCAACATGAAGATGGCTATATATTGGAAATTCTTTTTTATTATTCTGATGATATCCAGTGATATGATTTTCTTTTGTAAATTTACTAAAAATATTATACGTATGCTTTTTATATGATTTGTTAAAGATATCGTGTACAATAAGATCAGATGCATATACACCAGTAGTATAATTAGCCAAAGTATCAGTAGAATCTACAATTTCTAAATCAAGAATTTGTCCTAATTCTCTTTCTATATCTATAGCACCACTTTTGGTGACGCCGGCGCCTTTTATATAAGATGTATATATTTGTACTGGACTTTGTGCATATAAACTTGATAGGCTTCTGAAGTGATATCCTTTTAATGTTTCAAAAAACAAATAGTTTGAATTTGCAAAGAATTGTGATACTGCTTCTCTAGTTGCCATCTTTATAATATCAAATGGCCTTACGTTTGGTGCAACAATCCTTTTACTACCAGAAGTTGGTTCTACATAAATTTTTTTCCTACAATCAACTTCACCTAACATAGTTTTTACAATATCTGAGTAAGAACCTTTTAATGAACGAGATACCTTAGTTCTCTGGTTTTGCACCAGTTCAGATGTAGTGAAGTTTAATATATATGCTTGTATCTTATCACTAACATCTTTTCTAGCATGTAAAGAATTTACAATAAGAACATTATCAGTATAATCTATAATTTCTTCCTCATGTGTGAGAGTTGGTGTTCGTATTTTAAGCTTTAGATATTCTTGACCGATAATTGGACCCAAAGAAGATAGCATTGCTGCATCTTGCAGCAGTATGTCTCCTGTTATAGCAGTCATACCAGTATTTTCATAAATAGTTATATTGATTATTGATGCTGATAAATCTATAACCATACCAGAAGATGTGATCATCTCTGCCTTGACTAATTCAAAATCACCAACGGATTGTATTTTCGCCATTATAGTACACTTGCTCCCATAAGAGTTTCAAATTCTTCTACAAATTGGTCTATGTAAGCTCCATCTAACAATCGTATTTTTCGTAGAGTGTCTTGCCTTTCTATTTCAAACTCATAATTTGTAATCGTAGTAAGGTCTGATAAAGTATATCCTGTGGTATCTGTTCCGATACTAATTTTGATTGAGGTATCGCCAGATGTTTGTGCTATCTCATAATGATGTACTGCATCTATATTTGTATATTTGTCATTAACAAATGTATTAAACTGTGCAGTATTCAAAGGCCATTGATGATAACGATCTGTAATGTTGTTAACATATAGTATTACCCAATGTAATTCTGGATCATCATAAAGTTTATCTGCAATCATTTCTGGTGTTTCACCATTTTTAACATCATAGGTGTCATACAAAAGAGTGTTTGTTCTTACCTTTGTTTTAACAGCAACACGTTTCAACAAATTGGTTACGATTTTAAAATCACCATTACCAACAGAATCATATACTATAAGTGGAAAGTTTGCAAAATACATTCTAGTAACCTTCCCTAATCTTTTCTTTGTTCATTATTTCTATTTCACCAAAAGATAAAGATATTGAACTTTTTTGTGGTGGGGGCGAACCATCTATAGGACCATATGCAGTAAAACGATCTCCACCATATGTAACTTCTACATTTTTTAGGAAACATTTTGATATTTTATTCATATATTTATTTTGTTTACCTTGGTGCATATATGTGATTTCAAAGATGTTTGGTGTTCTCATTTCTCTTTGTGAACCTTCAACAAACTCTGGCATCATGTTTATTTTAAATGTGTGTATGATTCTTTGTATTGTTTTAGCTTCGGTAGCACTTTTAGGTATAAAATCAAATTTAAAAGAAAAATCTCTCCTACCTACATTTTCAAACATCAGTTCCATCTTGGGAGTTACAACTTTACCAGTTTCCAGTTGTGTTAATGCCTTAACGCCAGGCGCAACCATATCAGCTGCACCTAGAGCAGCATTTTTAAGACCTTCTGCACCAGTGGTTGAAAGACTCTTTAGAACAGCAGAAAGTGCTGTTGCTGTACTTGAACCAGATGTAAACGCTTTAATTGCATCACTACCCAGCATTGCCAATGTACCGATTGATTGATCAGCATATCCAACATTATAAACTACTGATACAGAAGGTGGCATATATAAAGATATTGCAGCAGGTATTTTTCTTGTTGGTTGTTGTAAGTGAAATGATCTTTTTTGATCCATAGTGCTGGCAATACCTTTTTCGGGGCCTTTGTCTATCGATTGATTATCTATAAAGGCTTCACCCTCATCTCCACCCTCTTCTGCTACTATTTCATCTACTATTTTGTTGAAAGATTTATCTGTTTTTGGTGTTTTAATTTTTCCTTGTGTAAATTCATATATTAAAAAATTTATATAATGGCCCTGTTGTGGATCAGAATCAACATCTGAAGGATATGACATAACATCCGTTTTAAACTTTCCTCCAGCTTGATTTTGTGCAAAACTATTAATAAAGGATATTGGCTCAGCAACAGACTTAACGGCTTTGTTTGCTCGTCCTGCTACTGAAGCCCGAACGGCATCTGTAATAGCTGTTAATACCATTTTACTGCTTCTCCTGTCATGTCTAAATATCCTTATACACTACTGAAAGTATTTATACGTTATGTCATACAAAGGAAAATATAATCCAACAAATCCTCAAAAGTATAAAGGTAATCCTAGTAACATAATTTATCGTTCTCTTTGGGAGAGAAAGTTTATGGTATATTGTGATACTAATAGTTTTATATTAGAATGGGGTAGTGAAGAGATCATTATACCATATTTATCTCCTTGGGATGGTAGAATGCATCGTTATTTTCCAGATTTTTATATAAAAACTAAACAAGCTGATGGGTCTGTTAAGAAGTTTATTATTGAGGTAAAACCTAAAGCACAATGCTCACCACCACCAGAAAAACCTAAAAGAAAAAATAGAAATTGGTATGGTGCAGTTAAAACTTGGGGTATTAATGAAGCAAAGTGGAAACATGCAACTGCTTGGTGTAATAATAATGATATGGAGTTTAAGATATTAACAGAAGATCATCTAAACATAAAGTATAAATAGTCATATGGCACAGTCAAAATTCATACAAAGCGTTCTGGATGCAGCAAAAGGTAGACCAAAATCTACTCAATGGTATAAAGATAAGATCAAAGAGTTTGGTAAGCCTACAGCATTGAATTTGATTAGAGATGGTAAAAGAAATAATAAACCATTTGTTGGTAAGTTGAATATGTTTTTGTATAATCCTAAATTCAAAAAGACTCTTCCTTACTATGATACATTTCCTTTGGTATTACCTTTAGAAGCATACTCTGATGGGTTTCTAGGAATTAACTTTCACTATCTACCAATACCCCTAAGACTTAAATTATTGGACAAATTAGTTGATTACTCTAATAATACACAATTTGATGAAAGTACAAAATTAATCGTTGACTATCGAAAACTTAAAAACGTAAAATTAATAAAACCAACCATACACAAATACTTGTCTGGACAAACACAGTCACAGTTTCGTAGAATAGATGCAGATGAATTTATGATAGCTGCATTATTACCAGTACAACAATTCAAGAAAGCTTCTTCTGGGTCTGTATGGTCTGATTCTAGGGGAATGATCTAATGGCATTTGCAAGTTTTATAGAAGGTACATCTTTTGGTGTGTTGAATAATATTTTATCTGCATTTCATTCAAATGAGGGATATGCATTACCGAATAGGTATGAGGTAGTAATAAATCCTCCAGCAAAAGTTGGTGGTGGTGGTCAAGAAAACATGTTTAATAATTCAGAAAGAGGTGCTAACCTAAGAAGCATATCTTTGAGAGTAGAAAGTGTTACATTGCCAGGGCGAACATTAACAACGGCTGAAGAAACAAACATATATGGACCTAATAGACAAATAGTTGAAGGTGTAACTTATGCCGATGAAGTTTCAATGGCTTTTCAAGCAAGCTCTGGTTTAGATGAAAGAGTATTTTTCGAAAATTGGCAAAAACAAGCATTTGATGAAAAGACTTGGAACATAGGATTTTATAATGATTATATTGGTTCTATGGATATATATCTATTGGATAGACAAGATCAAAGGCGTTATGGTTTAAAGATGTGGGAAGTGTTTCCTAAAACCATTACAGCAACAGATTTGTCTGCTGCAGAAGCAAGTGAAATTATTAAAACAAGCGTATCTTTCTCTTTTAGATACTGGACAAATTTAGATCAAAAACAACAAGCCCCAAACATAATGGGCAAAATATTTGAAACTGTGGTCAACTCAGCGGAGAGAAATATTACTAGAAACATACCTAGAATATTAAATAGATTATAATAAAGGATGAATAATTATGGCGCTACCTAAACTAGAAACACCAGTATATGAACTTGAACTACCATCAACTGGAAAAAAAATAAAATATAGGCCTTTCTTGGTCAAAGAACAAAAGACACTAATATTAGCTAATGAATCTGGAGAAGAATCACAAATAATGAGTGCTCTTGCAGGAGTTATTAATGGGTGTACTTTTGAAAAAATTGACCCATTTAATATTCCTATGTTTGATGTTGAATTTTTGTTTTTGAAAATTCGAGGCAAATCTGTAGGTGAGAAAATTGAATTGAATTTGCTCTGCCCAGATGATAATGAGACTAGAGTTAAAACTTCTATAAATTTAGAAGATATTGGTGTAAATCAAAAATTAGGACACACTAATGAAATTAATATAACTGATAAAATTAAAATCATAATGAGCTACCCCACAATAAATGAAATGACTGGGCTTACTACAGATGTCACTTCAGAAATGGATCAAATTCTTAACATGATGAAAAGATGTATCCATGAAGTCCATGATGGTGAAACTGTTCATACTAAAATAGATATGTCTGAGTCTGATTTGGATGAATTTATTGAAAGTCTTACTACTGAACAATTTGAAAATGTAGCAGAGTTCTTTGATACTATGCCTAAAGTTTCACATTCTATTGAAGTTACTAATCCTAAAACTAAAAAGAAAGGTGAAGTAGTTATAGAGGGCATCCAAAGTTTTTTCGAATAACCCTTTCTCATGATTCTGTGGTTAATTATTATAAAACAAACTTTGCACTAATGCAACACCACAATTATAGTTTATATGATTTAGATAATATGATGCCATGGGAAAGGGAAGTTTATATAGGTTTGTTAATAGAACATTTAGAAGAACAAAAGAAGGAACAGGCTAAACAATAATGGATGTTTTAACACCAGCTGGTGCAGCAATA